GAAGTGTCCCTTCTTCATCATCAACGGAAGTAGTTGTTGAGGGAACAATGTATTTATTTAGAAATGCTCAATACTCTTCAGGAAATAATTTTGCTGGTAATGCTCAGTCCACTTGTACAAAAGATGGTGGAGCAACTGGTGATATAGGTACTACAAGTCAATGTTATATAAAGGAAGCATCGGCAAATGCGACTGCTGTATATGGCTTAGTGTTTAGTGAATTAGGTGGCAACACCTTAAAATCAGGATCTCGTATAGATTTATATGGCGCATCATTCCCAACTTAAGGTAAACAATGCTAGAGAATGTTCAATTCAAACCTGGAGTTATAAAAGAAGGAACACGCTATTCAAATGAGGGTGGATGGTATGATTCTGACAAAGTAAGATTTCGTTCAGGTTTTCCAGAAAAAATAGGTGGTTGGGAGAAAAGAGGAAGTAATACTTTTCAAGGAACTTGCCGTAGCTTAAATCAATGGGCTGCTATTGATGGAAGTCAATATATAGGTGTTGGAACTAATCTTAAATTTTATGTATCTGAGGGTGAAGCTTATAATGATATTACACCAACGAGAAAAACTTCTTCACTAACAAATCCATTTACAACTGTTAACGGATCTACTTTAGTTACCGTAACTGATGCGGGCCATAATGCTGGTCAAAATGATTTTGTAACTTTTTCAGGAAGTGGCGCTGTTGGCGGAGTTCCAGCAGCAGATTTTAATAAAGAACATCAGATAGTTACAATTATTGATAATGATAACTACACAATAAATGTAGCCACCTCTGCGAGTTCAGCAGTAAATGGAGGTGGTTCAGTTACGGCTGTTTATCAAATTAACACGGGTTCAGTAGACTATACAGCTGGTGTGGGTTTTGGAGCTGGTTTTTTTGGTGGAACACAAACAGGAGTGCAATCAACAACTACAACCGGGACTAACAATGCTGGATCAGCTACTATTAATGTAGTATCCACTGCTGGTTTTACAGTAACAGGAACAATATTAATTAATGAAGAATTAATAACTTATGGAGCATTAACAGCCACATCTTTTACAAGCTGTACGAGAGGTCAATCAGGAACACAAGACGCAACACATACAGCTGGAGCTATTGTTCAACAAGCCGATACTTTTATTGGATGGGGTAATGCGGCTACATCATTAACAGACGGCCAACAATTACGATTATGGGGTAAAGATAATTTTGGTGAAGATTTAGTATTTAATGTTAATAATGGTGGTGTGTATTATTGGGATAAATCAGGTGGCGTTTCTGCTGCTGGTGTTGCTTTGTCTGCGAAAGCCGGAGCTGATGGATTTGCTCCAACGGTAGCAACACAAGCTCTTGTTAGTGAACTAGGTAAACACGTTGTGTGTTTAGGAGCTAATGAACACGGATCTAGCACACAAGATCCTATGCTTATTCGATGGTCTGATACAGAAAATCCTAATGTATGGCAAGTTTTAAATGAAAATAGTGCAGGTGATTACAGGCTATCTTCAGGTAGTAAAATTATTGGTGGTATAAAAACACGACAAGAAATACTTATTTGGACTGATACTTCTTTATATTCTATGAATTATACGGGTTCAGCTTTTGTGTTTAGTTTTAGTTTAATGGATGAAGGTACTTCTATCTTATCTCCAAATGCAGCAGTAAATGCCAACAATACTATTTTCTTTGCTGATAGCGAGAACTTTTATGTATATGCGGGTTCTGTTCAAACTTTACCATGTAGTGTAAGAAATTATGTTTTTGATGATATTAATTTATCTCAAAGATATAAAGTTTTTGCCGCTAGAAATGAAAACTTTAATGAAGTGTCTTGGTTTTATCCAAGCGCTGATTCTACTGAAGTTAATAGATATGTTACTTATAATTATTTAGACCAAACCTGGACTGTTGGCACAATGGATAGAACAGCTTGGGATGATGTAGGAACTTCTGTTACTAACCCTATAGCTGCTGGAACAAATAATTACATTTACAACCAAGAAACAGGGGACGATGATGACGGTTCAGCTATGACAGCTTATATCGAATCAAGTGACATAGAAATTGGTTCTGGTAATCAAATGATGTTTATTAGAAGAATTTTACCTGACATATATTTTTATGGAACAGCAGCTTCACAAGACATGAATATAATTGTAAAGGTTAGAGATTATTCATCTAGTTTGAATCCTCCTACAACCGATCAAACATTTACTTTTCAAACAGGAGCAGCTAATAGTGGAACAACAGGATCAGAACAATTGTATTCTCGTATAAGAAGTAGGCAAGCAGCATTTCGTTTTGAAACCAATACTGTAGGTCAACAGTGGAGAATAGGTGGAGTAAGACTAGATATAAAGCCGGATGGTAGAAGATGACAAAAGTACCTGAACAAGCTCTTACCAAAACTACTTTACCTTTACCCGAAAGAAACTACACAGAATCGTATTTTCGTAGATTAGTAGGGGATATTCAAAGAATATTTTCGAGTATACAAACAGCAGAGGAGACAAGAGAAGAGTCTGAGACTTACTCTTGGTTTATAAGTTAATGGCAAGAGCCTATTTAAATATTGTTAAAAATGGGTTATCTTCAGGTGATAATACAATTTATACTTGTCCAAGCGGTGGACAAGCTATAATTAAAGTTGTAAATATATATAATACTTCCGCAGGAGCTATCACAGTTTCTACAAAAGTATTAGATAGTTCCGCTAGTGTCACAGGAGTGTGGGACGAAACATCCGTGTCTGCAAACACACAAGAAAGAGTCCTCCAAAACGGAGAAGTTATAGTTTTGGAAGCAAATGATATATTAAAAATTAATGCCGGAAGTGGTTCGGTAATTGATGCTATAATATCATTGCTTCAGATAACATGAGGTCAATATGGGATTCTGGTCAGATTTAGGTTCAAATATAGCAAGTTCAGCAGGAAATGTATTTAATTACGGTAAAAATGCTGCCCTTGATTATTTTAGCCCTGAAAATTTAATTGAAAGTGGTTTATATACTTTATTAGCTGGAGGAAACAGAGGTGATTATTTTAAAAATGCTGGAATAAATACCTTGTTAAGAAACTCAGGTCAACTATTAGATCCTCGTCTAAGAAGAGAATCACAAAAAGTAGAAGAAAGAAACATTAATGCAAACCCAAAAAGAAGTGGCCCTCCTGTAGCTGGTTCCGCTAGAACAGTTCTAACTAATAATCCAGGTGGTGGCATTGAGGATTTAAGAATGAACCTTTCATTTGAAGAAGGAAATCCTCTTGAACCCATTCCTTTAAGTCAAAATATAAATTTTAATAATAATAATAAAAGTGGTCTTTTAAATTTATTTGGAGGAAGCAATCAAGGTACTAGAGGTGGATTTGATATGGGTGATATTACCTATCAGGATAAACCTATGGTAAATCAAAGCACGGGAGAAGTAACAGGCATTATAAGGTATTATAGCACGGGCGCAGTTGAACAATTAGATAGAGAAGGAAATCTAATAGGAGAGGCTGGTAGATTTCTTCGTAAGCCTGATCAAAGACCTGCTTACTTTGGAAGAGGGACAGGAGGATTTTTAAGTGATATTGCTGAACATGGTATGGGAACAGAAATCAATAAACTTCTTCTTAAAAAATTATTTCCTGATCAATTTAGAACAAGAAGAGAAGCTACAGAGTTAGCAAATTTAGAATATCAAAGACAAACAGAAGAAGCTAATAAAAGATTTGGAGGAGATCAATTATTCTCTAACATGATGAGCAGAAGAAGAGGAATGGCTAAAGGTGGTATTGCAAATTTAGCTGGAGGTGGATTTCCTAGAAAAACAGGAGGTATAAGTGGGCCTGGTACAGGAACATCTGATGATATTCCTGCTATGTTATCTGATGGGGAATTTGTTATGACAGCAGAAGCAGTCAGAAATGCGGGTGGAGGCTCTAGAGAAAAAGGAACACAAAAAATGTATGCTCTAATGGATAGTTTAGAAAATGCGAGAGGTGTATAATGGCTCAAGAATATAGTTCAGTAAGTGCTGTTGAGAACCGATTAGATCCAAGTCAAAAAGCCGTTTATGATTCTGTTTTAAGATCAGCGATGGGACTTGTTACAGGCGCTTCTCCTATATATGATGAAGAGGGAAATTTTACAGGATTTGGGCCAGCTCCTGAAGGATATAGTGCATTTAGTCCTGATGCTTATATGCGTAATATTGCTCCTCTAACAGGATTAGAAACAGCAGGATATGAAGCAGCAGCTAGAGGTATTGGTCAATTTATGCCTTACCTACAAGATGCTAGAAACCTTTACGGAGAACAAGCAGGTCTTACTAGGTCAGTTCTTCCTTATGTAAAAGAAGGCATACTATCTAGTCGTTATGGACAAGATTTACTTCAAGATAGTTTAGATCCAAATGCTTTTACCGAACAAGTTGCTGATAATCTTACTGCAAGATTAGAAGATAGAGAAGCACGACAATTAGCTGCTTTAGATAGACAGGCAGCTGGAGCTGGGGCATTAGGTGGTTCTCGCTTTGGCTTAGAAAGAGCTAACATTCAAGATGATACAAGCAGAGCATTAACTGAAGGTTTAGGTAATTTGTATTATAGTGAGTTTGATAACTTTAGAAATAGGCAAGGTAATGTAGGGCAACAATATGCTACTATAGGAACAGGGATTGCTAACATTGGCTCTACTTATGGAAACTTAGGAACATTGTTAGGTACAACTGCTAGTAACATGGCTACTCTTGGAGCAAATGCTCAAGATTTATACGGACAAGATGTAGCAACATCTATTGGATATGGAGAAAATTTAAGAGGTTATAATCAAAACTTATTAGATACTGCTCAACAAAATATATATGCAGAGCAATCACGACCTTTCTCAGAATTAGGTTTTATTCAAGAATTAGGAGGTATGGTAACACCTGGTTTATATGGAATGCCAACACCATTCCCGGTAGGAACTTCTTCTGCAGCTAAAGCTGCTACAGGAATTGCCGGATTTAATCCATTTGGAGGTGGCAGTGTATAGAACTACGGGAATAGCTAAACTTAGAAGAGGAGGCCCTCCTCCTAGACCTTTTGATTATTTTGATGCTGATGATATGGATAAAAAAGCAAAAAATACTAGAAAGAAACCACCAGTTAAAAACAATATATTTAATAGAGGAAAAGGAATAGTAAGTAATCTTTATAATAGAGCATCACCGTATGTTAAAAAAGCACTTCCTTATGCAAAAAATATAAACAAACTTAAACCTTTTATGAAACCTGCTGGTGCTGTAGCTGGAATAGCTGCGCTTCCTGTTATCGGTCAAAATCCAGAACTAAATCCTTTTTTAGATAGACAACCATTTCAAATTAAACCTAAAGCTTTAGGCTCTCCTTTATTAGGAAGAGAAAATGAGGAAGAAACTTTAAGAAGATATGTTGAAGGAAGAGATGGATATGAACCTCGCATTGTTGCTGGTGGTCTAAGAAGAGGTGTTAATACTTTTCTTGATTATTTGTCCCCAGATATTATCTTTGGAAAAGACTCTAATTTTTTAGGAGCAGTTCCTGGTCTTGGTAAAGAATTTTTAACAGGAGAATATCAAAATCCAAATTTATTAAGAGGAGGATTAGACTCAAGAGAAGCTTTTGAAGAAACTATTGATAATGCTAAAGACCAATTAGGATTAGGTCTTGCTGGAAGATTTGCTAATTTATTTAAAACTACACGAGCAGGAGAAATAACAACAGCTCAAAAAGTTGGTAGATGGTTAGATAGTAACAAAGATAAATTATATGCAATGTCTACTAAAGATACTGATTCTGCAAAAATGTTTATTGAAACCTTACAATCCCCTGAAGGAATAAAAAACTTAATGTTAGCAGAAGATCCTGATACTTATTATGAAATATTTGCTGACGAAGAAAGACCTCCTAAAGCCCCTGAAGATGAATCGTTACCTGAACCAGGTTTAACTGATGAACAGAAAAAAGCTTTAGAAGATGCTCAAGCTCTTCGAGATGCTAATAAAGAAATAGTTAGAAGCCAAGCTATTAGAGGAAAAACTATATCACCAGAAATAGAAGATAAAGCTTTAACAGCTGGTATGTATGGTGGTAGCCCTGAAGATACAGCATTTGCATTCTTAGAAGATGCTGAAGTCACAAGAGTGGTAGAAGAAGAGAAACAAAGAAAATTTGATTTAGAAAAAGCAAAAGCTGTAGGTAGTGGGTATAATAAAAAACAAGCAGCTAGAAAGTTTAATAGTGGCTTAGATTTTTATGTTTATGAACCCACAAGTCCAAATGCTGTTGACAGCAGTGGAAATACATTAAATGAAAAAATGACGGATAGTGAGTTTGGCCGTGTATCAGGTTTAGTTTCTCAAGGATTAAGAAAACATCAAGAAGTAGATCAATATTTTGATGATATGATTCAAAGTGTAGAAAACAATAATTTAACAGGACTAGGATCATTATTAGGAAAATACACAGCTAGAGGTATTAATGCTCTTACAGGGTTAGATATGTTAAGTGATGTAGAACAATATCAGTCTGTTGCTGAAGCTATTCAAGCATACTTTACCGCAGAAATATTACAAGAAAGCGGAAGAACTATATCGGATGCAGATAGAAGAAGAGTTCAAGATTTATTTGCTAATATTACTTGGAGAAATATAGGTCAACCAAGACAAGTATTGTTAGAAAAAATAAATAGAGCAAGAGGAATTATTAATCAAAGTAAAGCTGATTTAGTAGCTGATTTTAATATGTTAGAAATATATAATCCTACCCAATATAAATCATTTATGAAAAATCAAGAAAAGATAGACCATTCCCCAATATAAGTAAAGAAGAATACTATAGAAGATTAAGCGAATTAAAGGATGTATTTATTGAAGAAATGGGACAAATATTTAATGATGATATTAAAGCAATCAAATACTTCGATGAATTTATTCAATTACTTGATTTTGATTCGAATGAAGAAGAGATGATTAATGACCGTGTAATGGAAATTGAAGATGACCTTAGGGATTTAGTCAAAGAGAGAATCAGTTCTGATATTAAATAAAAATTATTTATTCTTTCATGTTATTTTCTTTTTTTTTTTATTTTTTAAAATATATTATGGCGAATCAATATATTAGTAAAATTATCCAAAGGATCACAGAAAACACAAACACAACAACTAATTTAGGTATCATTATTGCATCACCGTCAGAAGATCCTCCTTATAAATATCACTGGATACGGGATTCGGCATTAGTTATGAGGACAATTGTTGATATGTATGATAAAACAAAAGATCCTATCTATTTTCAATCCATATTAAATTACATTGAAAATGAAAGTAAGCTTCAAAAATTAGATACAATCACTGGATTAGGAGAACCTAAATTTAATATTAATTGTACCGCATTTAATGGTGATTGGGGGAGACCTCAAAATGATGGACCAGCTCTAAGAGGT